ACGGCTTTGCCCCTCACTCTCTGTCCCATATTATCTGCCACGTGGTTGGTCAGCCTTAACTTACGGAAAAGTTGTCGGGTAAAGTAAAAAGTAGCCGCATCTTTTGACTTATTTCAAAAGTGTATGGCCCCTATGTTTTGGCGGGAAACCTTTCCGTAACCTCTATTACTTGCTTCGCAAGTAATCTTATTATAAAAGTATAAAGAAATGAATAAAAAATTCAATGGACTGGACCTTTAACGCCTGGGTCTATCTATTTGTTTTTATAAGTACAGTTATAATTACTGTATTTAATGGAGTTACCAGTATACAGCTCCTCAGAATATCCGAAAAGTTACAACGCATTTCTGCAGACTTGCGCGGATCGATTAGTCACCTGGCAATTACAATTGGTGTGGCAGAAGGTCGAGTATTTCAACCGTCACAAGGCGGACGAGTTCTTCGAGTGGGAAGAACTGTATCAGTTCCTAATAGAGTTCAGGAAGACCGTCCGACGGGCGGGGAGACGCAAGTCTCACCATAAAAAAATAGAAATCTATAATCTCTTTTGGATCAAAAGAGATGGGAGCAAATCAGGCGTTAATAAGTTGGGGTGCGAAGAAAAAGCGAAGTACTCCAAACCGTTCGAGTTGGACTCGGAGAGTTCGTAGGCGTCTTTCTTATTACCCTAGGTATATACCTAGGGGTCCTAAAAAAAATACCCGTGATAAGGTGTATACCTTTACAAGTTATAAGGCCTTTAGCGATTTAGGTGGTGTATGGTTGTTAAATGGTTTTGCCCAAGGTTTGGGTAATAACCAAAGAAATGGAAGCGTTGAAATTATTCGCGCTTTAAATTTGCGTTTAGGTGTTGCTATAGCAGAAGGTGCCACAGCATTAAATTTTGCTAGGGACTGGAACTGTACATGGTATGTAATTGCAGACCAGAGTCCTGGCACAACTATTCCAGCATTTACAGACATTTTTACCACAGGTTCTGCTGCTGTTGATGGTCTGGAATATATTCCAGATGATATGCATCTTCGTTTTCAGATTAAGATGAAGGGTAAATTGAAGTTCATTACTTCTGGAGTTAGTTATTCTACAGCAGTTACTTCCAAAACTGGCTACAATAAGTGCCATGATATTGTTAGAAAATTTAAATCAAAGTTGAATGTAAGAACTGATTATGATAGTAACAGTTCTGGAGGTGCTATTACAGATATAAAAAAGGGTGCTTTGTATTTAGTTATTAATCCTGAATTCAGCTGTTATGCTGGTGTAAATTGCACTATTTATCATAGTGGTCCTTATTATAAATAAAATATTTTACTTTGTTCTTACGTATATCAATCGTCACCCTCACTTTCCCCCCCAAGAAAGTGTTCATACGGTTGAGTCCTGAGCCCTCACCTTCCCCCCCAAATAAGCACGCGTTCTTTGATTTGGTAGGGCTTTAGCCCTACCAAATCAAAAGAACAAGATGGATGAAAAAATTAGTGGTTTATCTTGGTAGCAATTCCCTAAAGGGTTCAGCAATAGCAGAGTTACATTCATACGGAACAGGGTATAGTATGATATTAAAATTCTAAAAAAGCGATCCATCAATGAACTCATAAAGGACATTAGACTGACACCAAACATACAAATCAGAACGACTAATAGCCTCCTTATAAGAGCTATCAGGATTACATAATACTATTGAAGGAATGCCTCCTTTTATTGTACATTTTTTCCTATACTTTTCATTAACCGTGAAATCTTTTTGTGCTCCAAGTATTTCCTTTTTGCACGGCAAGTATTGAAATGGTATGTCGTCGAAAACATTATATATAGCGTGGGGATTGTACTCAGTCCAGTTCACTCCTCCGCAGAAATAATTGTGTAGTCCGAAGCTTCTTGCCCATGCTGTTTTACCTGTTCTTGTTGGGCCTTCAACAATGAGTGTTAATGGCCTATCGGGCTTATTCTCCGGGTCCTGAATCATTATAAATGTGTGGTCTAATGTTAGTAAAGTTATCTGGGTTTTCAAGAATCTGTTCTATAGATTCTTGTGCCATACTATCGTAAAAATCTAAATCATTTTGTGTTAATTGTGGAACGTCTAACAAAATGAAATCTCTATGTACCACGCATATGTTCTGTTCTACCCAATTTTTAATGGGCTCGGGTACGCCATTGAATATTGAGAATTTGGGTGTAAAATTCGCACTTGGTTTTGGCCACTTTTTGTTGGCCATGTATTCGAGGTTTCGCAGTTGTGTTGCGTATGTATAAGGTTGTTCTCGTTGACATCTGCTGAGGAAGTCCTCGGCGTTAGTGGATTCCTCGATGATCTTTCCCCATATAGTATCCCGAGATTTCTTAGGACTGCGTCTTGAAGCTCTAAGTAATCCTCGTTCCTCATATACTCCTCCCTTAGCGATGTAGTCTGCAACGTCAGCGTCCCTTCTTGGAATCTGGGCGTTTGGATGGTATGTGCTCTCTCTATTAGGGTCTGAAATGTCGAAGAATCTTGGGTTTCTTGTACTGAACTTCTCCTCCAATTGGACGAGGCAGTGGAGATGCAGCTCCCCATCTTGATGAGTTTCTTGACAGACCCTTGCATATGTAATTTTAAAATCATTTAATAGCTGAAATAAATAGTCTATGACGAATAATGGAATAAGAGGGCATTTTGGGTATGTAAGGAAAATTGATTTTCCCTGTAGGCGGAAGGTGTTTGGTGTTCTTGGCATTTTTCTCTCTATTATATTCTATTACTATGGCTTTGCGGAGTCAGAGCCAATTTATAGTCGAAGGTGTTAAATGGGCTTTGTGGCTCTATTCATGTGAGCCGTTGATTGTTGTAGTACGTGGCAGAAATCCGTGAAGGGGCAAAGCCATATAATATT